AGTTTAAGAATGCACATAAGAAGTCTCCCAACGAAATGACTGGTAAGGATTATAAGCAGATGAAGCCTGCCGATATGACAGATGAAGAGCTTAGAAGAGCTATCGAACGTTCTCGAATGGAGAAAGCGTACGCAGAACTTAATCCCGAACCAGTTTCTAGAGGTAAAGAAATAGTTGATAAAATTATTTTCGATAAACTTATTCCTAGTGCAATTGATGCTGGTAAAAACTTCATGGATAAGAAACTTGGTAAGATTATCGACGAAGCTATGAAAGATGCTAAACCAGAGAGTGAATACGACAAACTTAAGAAGAAGTACGATCTGGAGAAGCTGAAGAAAGACTTGGCTGATCTTGGCAAGCCTAAAGAAGAATCTCTTCAGGATGCTTTTAATAAGTATGGTAAAATGGGCGAAAGTATTAAAAAAGCAAGAGATGCTGGTATTCCTATCGACGATGATGTCGTTAAAAACATGACCGGTGTTGGTCTTAAGTCTAAGAAAAACGACGACACGAAAACAGATTCTAAATCTAAAAACGAGTCTAAATCAGAATCAAAGTCCGAACCTAAAACAGAAACTAAATCAGAATCAAAGTCCGAACCTAAAACAGAAACTAAATCAGAATCAAAGTCCGAACCTAAAACAGAACCTGAATCCAAACCTAAGTCTGAACCAAAATCGGAATCTAAACCAAAAGACGACGATACAGTTTGGTCTGGTAAAGTTGAAGGTAAAGGAACGTCTACTAGTAGTATAAAAGATGAATGGGCGAATGGTAAGAAATGGTGGGATAACAGTAACGTGACTGAGACTGTTTGGTTTGAGTCCGATTACAGCGATTTTGTCAATAACAGAACAACTCAATCCTATATTTCATCTGGACAATCTTATGCTACAGCTTTCTTAGAAGACCATTCGAGGTAGGTGACACAACATGGCGTTAAGCAACACAGCAACCCCTAAGTATTATGGAAGATTCAGAGATGCTGTAATGCGAGGGGAAATCCCAGTTAATGAAGAAATCGCCCTAGAAATGAATCGAATAGACGAATTAATTGATAACCCTGGAATTTGGTATGACGACCAAGCGATTCAGGGTTTTATTAATTACTGCGAGAATGAGTTAACACTAACAGACGGTGAAAACTTACATCTACTCGATTCATTTAAACTTTGGGCTGAACAAATATTCGGTTGGTATTATTTCGTAGAGCGATCTGTATACCAGCCAAACCCTGATGGACACGGTGGTCGATATGTTACAAAGAAGATTAAGAAACGTTTGGTGAATAAACAATACTTAATCGTGGCTCGTGGTGCGGCAAAATCAATGTATGCATCTTGTATTCAGAGTTTCTTCCTAAACGTAGACACCTCGACCACCCATCAAATCACTACAGCTCCGACCATGAAACAGGCCGAAGAAGTAATGTCACCTATTCGAACAAGTATTACACGTTCTAGAGGACCACTCTTTCAGTTCCTCACAGAAGGTTCGTTACAAAACACTACTGGACCGAAAGCTAATCGAGTTAAATTGGCTTCTACTAAAGTCGGTATTCAGAATTTTCTGACAGGTTCCGTACTCGAAGTAAGACCTATGTCAATCGACAAACTTCAGGGTCTTCGAGTTAAAGTAGCGACAATTGACGAATGGCTTTCTGGTGATATCAGAGAGGACGTTGTTGGTGCTATCGAACAGGGTGCAGCGAAAGAACAAGGTAGTGCTGAAAACAACGATTACCTTATTGTAGCGATTAGTTCAGAAGGTACCGTTCGTAATGGTAGCGGCGATACAATCAAAATGGAGTTAATGAAGATTCTCAAAGGCGAGTATAAAAATCCTCATACTTCGATTTGGTGGTATAAGCTCGATTCCATTGACGAAATTAATGAACCTGACAAATGGCGTAAAGCTAACCCAAATCTCGGACTTACAGTATCATACGATACTTATCATGTTGACGTTGAAAGAGCAGAGCAACATCCAGCGGCTCGTAATGATATTTTGGCAAAACGATTTGGTATACCTATGGAAGGTTATACATACTACTTCACATACGAAGAAACATTACCTCAACAGAAGAAACGTGACTACTGGAAGATGACTTGTGCGATGGGTGCGGACTTATCCCAAGGTGATGACTTCTGTTCATTCACGTTCTTATTCCCATTACGAGATGGATGTTTTGGTGTTAAAACTAGAAACTATATTTCGGAAACTACTTTACTTAAATTACCATCAGCTATGCGTAGTAAATACGACGAGTTTATGAAAGAAGGTAGTTTAATAGTAATGAACGGAACCATTCTCGATATGATGGAAGTTTACGAGGATTTGGACGAGTATATTATCAACTGTGGTTATGATGTACAAGCATTCGGTTATGACCCTTACGGTGCAAAAGCTTTTGTCGAAAGATGGGAGTTGGAAAACGGACCATTTGGTATTGTTAAGGTTCCACAGGGTTCTAGAACTGAATCTATCCCTCTTGGTGAATTAAAGAAATTGTCCGAAGAGAGAATGCTTCTATTCGATGAGGAAATTATGTCCTTTGCGATGGGTAACTGTATCGTTATGGAAGACACAAATGGAAACAGAAAACTATTAAAGAAACGCTATGAGGCAAAGATTGACCCAGTTGCCAGTCTTATGGATGCATTTATAGCGTATAAACAGAATAGAGAGGCTTTTGATTAAGAACCAGGAGGTGATTCAAAATGGAATATTACAACGAAGATTATCTCATGCATTATGGCGTCCTCGGAATGAAATGGGGAGTTCGTAGAGCATTGCATAAATCCGAACGTAATAAAGACTTGAATATTAAAGCCTTAGATTACGATAAGAAATCAGCAAAGTATACTCGCAAATCCGAAAAGATTCATGCTGAAGAAGATATCGGTAAAGCGAATAAAAAAGCTAAGAAAGCTGCTACTTATGAAGTTAGAGCTGCAAAGAAACAGAAGAAAGCGGAAAAGTCCGACAACGAATTGTCTCGTGCAATGTATACAAAGAAAGCTGAAAACTATAAGTATAAAGCGGCTAAAGCACAGCTGGAAGCCAACCGAATCGCAAAGACAGAAGGTTATAGCGGTAAGGCTATGAAATATTCCGTTAAATCAGATAAGGTGGCGATTAAGGCTGCTAAAGTCAGAAAGAAAATGGCGACCAACGAAGCGTATATCGAAAAGATGAAACAGCGAGTATCCGAAATGTCTCCAGAAGATAGACGCGCAGGAAAAGAATACATCGATAGATTGATGAGTGCTTAGGAGGTGTGATACTTGCATGAATATTACACAGTAACCCCTCACTCAGATGAGCTCTATCACTGGGGCGTAAAAGGTATGAAGTGGGGTGTTAGAAGATATCAGAACAAAGACGGATCACTTACTGATGCGGGGAAGAAACGCGCCGAATCATACAGACAAAAAGAATTATCGAGATTGGATAAAACATACGATACATCTCGACTCGATAAGCGTATACATAAAACTGCTCAGAAAATTAGTGACAGAATGCCAGATTCAACACCTGATGACAAACGCTACAACAAGTTGGTGGACAAAGCGAAGCGAGATTCTTTCACATATTACTATAAACAAGGTATGAAAGCGGTTGAAACTAGCAGATTAAACAATATGACTTTGAAACAGATCGACACCGAACGTAAAAATATAGGTGCTGTTAAGGCTGCCAATGTTTTATCTATAGTAGGCGGTAGTACTATGGCTGCTATAGGCGGTTTCGGTTATATACGAACTGTAGATACAACGTCGTACAAAACTAATTCGAGAGTTACAGACAACGATCGAGCTAGGGTTGTTAGTGATGCTCGCGTAGAATCAAGCGGAGATGTCGAATCGATGCTGGAAACAGGATTCAACAATATAGGTAGAAAGAACCCACGAAAATGGGAGAGACCAACGTGAGAGTATAGGAGGTAAAATTCAAAATGGGATTTAGAGATAGACTTCAGCACGCCTGGTCAGCCTTTATGAATAAAGATCCAACATATGGTTATCGCCGTGATATTGGTATTAGTTATTCTAGACGTCCAGATAGAACTAGATTGTCGGGTGGAAATGAACGATCCATTATTACGGCATTATATAATCGAATAGCTGTTGACGTGGCAGCACTTGATATTGTTCACTGCAAACTCGATGAGAACGGGCAGTTCCTAAAAAGAATGAATTCCGATCTTAACAACTGTCTTAATTTAGAAGCTAACTTAGACCAAACAGGACGAGCTTTTATGCAGGACGTTGTTATATCGATGTTAGATGAAGGCTGTGTGGCGATCGTACCGGTTGATACTGATATTGACCCAACAGTCTCAGATTCATATAAGATTTTATCCATGCGTACAGGTAAGATTGTCGAATGGTATCCTAAGCACGTACGATTGAGTGTATATAACGAACGTACTGCTAAGAAGGAAGAAATCATTATGCCTAAAGATAAGGTTGCGATTATTGAAAACCCATTATATTCAGTAATCAACGAACCAAACTCTACGGTACAGCGATTGATTCGAAAATTAAATCTCCTGGACGTTATTGATGAACAAAGTGGTGCTGGTAAATTGGATTTAATTATTCAGTTACCTTATGTTATAAAGTCTGAAGCTCGCCGTACTCAGGCAGAACAGAGACGAAAAGA